GCATGGCTGGCAGGGCAAGATGATCTTACCGCTGCGTTTGCTGTTGGCGATGATGTCTACAAGCAGATGGCACACGTTATATACAGTACCCCTGTAGAAGAAGTTACAGACAGCCAGAGGTTTGTAGGTAAGACTACAATCTTGGGGGCTGGCTACGGTATGGGTGCGGTCAAGTTCCAGACACAGCTTGCAGGTATGGGTGTTGAAGTAGAGCTAGCAGAAGCGCGGCGTATTATACAAATCTACCGCAGGGCTAACGGGGCTATAACTCAGCTATGGACAGACGCAAACAATACAATTCAGTACATGGACCGTGGTGACACGTTACAGTTTGGCAAGGACGGTGTGCTCACCGTCGATGCGTCTAGGAACGCTATTATCTTACCGTCTGGGCTACCAATGTTCTACCACGCGCTAGGTAAATACTCCACCGAAGACGGACAAGAATACATGTATAAAACCCGCAAGGGCTTGGTTCGTATATACGGGGGTAAGGTTATTGAGAACGTTTGCCAAGCAATAGCCCGTTGCATTATAGGTCACCAGATGATACTAATTGCCAAGCAATACAAGGTAGCGCTGACTGTACACGATTCGATTGTAATTACTGTGCGCGATGAAGAAGTAGACGAGGCTAGGGCTTACGTAGAACATTGCATGAGCCAGAAACCCGATTGGGCCGATGGCCTACCTATCACCTGTGAAAGTGGCACAGGCAAATCATATGGAGATTGTGAGTGATGGGAGCAAGACCAGATTTTATACCGACTGAAGTGTTTAGGCAGTACCTATCGGCTACACAACTGAACAAATATTTTCAGGTCGGTGATATGCAGGCAAGCAGCTACGTGGCGCGGTGCGCCCGTCTTGGTAAACCTATAAAAGTTAAAAACAAGTTCTTCGCAAGATACCGCCCAATAGATGTTATCGCTAGGGCACGGGCAGAAGCGCGAGAGATAACGCGGACTGAAGAAGACAAAATAGTTTTTACCCACGCAATGTATGTCGCCAAGGCGCTGAAACTAAAAGAGGAGATAGCGGAGTTAGAAGCTCGTAAAACCCGTACAACTCACACGTTATCCCTAGACATTATTAGTAACCGAATAACCTCGCGAGATATGCTGTTAGAAGAAGAGATAGTAGCAGGCAGTCATGGGCATAAATTTTCTTGCGGGGTGTATTTTCTGGTACATGCGGGAGCCGTTGTGTATGTTGGGCAGTCCGTTAACGTGTACGCTAGGGTACATTACCACGAACAGTCGGGTAGGGTATTTGATTCTTTCGCATTTACTCTCTGCGAGAGAGAAGAGTTAGATATGTTAGAAAGTCTTTATATCCATGCGTTGTGCCCGTCTGGGCAGGGGCGTAGTATGCACGGGAATTTAGCCGCGCCGTACAGTATGCGACAAATGATTGCGTTGGGTAAGCGCGAGAAATACACAAGGAACCAACGACTATGACTAAAGTATCGCCATGGTCTTTCAGTAAGATCAAAGCATTTGAGCAATGTCCTAAACAGTTCTACCATGAGAAGATACTCAAAGAGTTTCCGTTCAAGGAGAGTGATGCTATGTTGTATGGCTCTGCATTTCACAAAGCCGCAGAGGATTTTGTAGGTAAAGATACACCGATACCCAAGAAGTTTAGTTTTGCGGAAGGGGCACTGGTATCACTAAAAAACCGTAAGGGCAAAAAGCTGTGCGAAATAAAGCTTGGACTTAACTCAGACTTAGAAGCGTGTGATTTCTATGCCAAGGACGTTTGGTTTCGTGGTATAGCTGACTTAGTTATACTCGATGGTGACCTTGCGTGGGTGGTAGACTATAAGACAGGCAAGTCTTCAAAGTACGCAGACAAAGGACAACTAGAGCTAATGGCGTTGGGATTGTTTGCTAAGTACCCCCAGATTAAAACAATACGTGCAGGATTATTATTTGTTGTATGTAATGACTTGGTAAAAGACACGTACATGGAGTATGATAGCCACAAGCTGTGGGCGAAATGGTTGAGTAAGTATGACCAGATGAAGTTTGCGGCTGAAAGTGGTGTGTGGAACGCACGGCCTAATGGACTGTGTAGGCGGCACTGCCCTGTAATTGAATGTGTTTACAATGGAGCGAATGGATGAAAAAACGTAAGAAACAAGTTAACGCACCTGTAGGGTCAGCTACGTTTGAGCGTCGTATGGAACGCCAACGTGCCCGACGTAAGGTAGATAAAAACGGGGTAGACCGAAACGGTAACGGTAAAGCTGATAAGCGTGAAGGCAAAGATGTTAGCCATAAGAAAGCCTTAGTCAAAGGTGGTAGTAACAAAGATGGTGTGACCATAGAGAGTTCGAGTAAGAACCGCGCCCGTAACTACAAGAAGAAAAAGTAATTCGGGCACCTGCCCGAAAGGAGAACACATTGCAGATAATAGACGACAAGGCGTTGCTGTTAAAGCTACGCAATCCAAACCGTGTCACTAAAAGCATAGTAAAAAGTAAAGTGGTACGTGATAATGAAGTGTTAGTGAATTGGGGCATTGATGAAATGCACGCACTTCGAGCGTTGAGCATAAACGTACCTTCCCCTATTCATGGGCAGTATACGTGGACAGGTAAGTATGACCCCTTTGCACACCAGAAAAAGACATCTGCATTTTTGACTATGAACAAAAAATCTTTTTGTTTTAACGAACAGGGTACAGGTAAAACGGCTAGTGCGATATGGGCGGCAGACTTCCTACTCAAACAACGTAAGATAAAACGCGTACTTGTCATATGTCCACTATCAATAATGGATAGCGCATGGCGTGAAGACCTGTTTACATTTGCACCTCACCGTACTGTAGATATAGCTCATGGGGTGTCAAAAAAACGCAAAGTTATCATTGAGCAAGGAGCAGACTTTGTCATAATAAATTATGACGGAGTAGAGATTGTATCAAAAGAGATAGCTGAAGGTGGCTTTGATTTAATTATTGTAGACGAAGCAACGCATTACAAGAACGCACAGTCCAAACGTTGGAAAACATTAAACAAACTTATTAACGAAGACACTTGGTTGTGGATGATGACAGGTACACCTGCCGCACAGTCCCCACTGGATGCGTATGGGTTGGCTAAACTCATTGACGCTACCACTGTGCCAAGGTTCTTTGGTTCGTTTCGGGATATGGTCATGCGTAAAATCACTCAGTTTAGGTGGATAGTTAAACCCGAAGCTACTGACCTTGTGTTTAACGTGTTACAACCTGCCATAAGATTTACAAAGGAAGAGTGTCTTGATCTTCCTGACATGACGTACGTAAAACGTAAGGTAGAGTTAACGCGCCAACAGCAAAAATATTATGATATGCTAAAGAAACGCATGACGATGGCTGTGGATGGTGACGAAGTTACCGCAGTGAACGCCGCAGTTGTTATGAATAAGCTACTGCAAATATCGGCAGGGGCTGTATATACTGACGAAGGGGACACCCTAGAGTTTGATATTAAGCATAGGTATAAGGTGTTACGGGAAGTCATAGACGAGAGTAGCCAAAAAATACTTGTATTCGTACCTTTCAAACATACCATTGACATACTAACAGATAAATTGCGTAATGACGGAATTACCACCGAGGTTATTCGTGGTGACGTACCTGTGTCTAGGCGTACAGATATATTTAAACGTTTCCAAACAACGAACACCCCACGCGTATTGGTTATACAACCACAGTCAGCGGCACATGGGGTTACGTTAACTGCGGCAAACACTGTAGTGTGGTGGGGGCCGACACCCTCTTTAGAGATTTATGCTCAAGCAAACGCAAGGGTACATCGTACAGGTCAAAAGCATCCCTGTACTGTCGTACAGCTACAAGGGTCTGCCGCAGAAAAGCGTGTTTACTCACTTCTTGATAACAGAATTGATGTCCACACAAAAATGATAGACCTATACAAAGAAATACTTGACTAGCTTATTACTAGCTACTAGAGTGTAATTCTCGTTAGTGTAGGAGAACGTAAAATGAGCATAGATGAAGACATACCCGCGGACAAACTCACTAAGGCGTACATAAAAATACGCGCTGAACGAGCCTTACTGTCTGCAGATTACAAAGAAAAAGATGGAAACCTGTCACAGCAGTTGGACACCTTGAAGAAAGCGTTACTAGATTATTGTGATGCACATAATGTAGAGAGCGTAAAAACCACCGAAGGGCTATTTTTTAGGTCTGCTAAAACAAAATATTGGACTGGAGATTGGGAGTCTATGTATGCGTTCATAAAAGAACATGACATGCCCGAATTTTTAGACCGTCGTTTGAACCAGACCAACGTGAAACAGTTCTTGGAGGAAAACCCTGATGTGATGCCAAAGGGTCTCAACATCACCACTGACCATGTAATAACAGTAAGGAAAAAATAATGAGTGAAGAACCATTTGTGCAGATTGAGGAGTTGGCAAAACATTTTTCAGTGTCAATTTCTACAATCCGAGCGTGGGTTAGGCAGGGACATATTCCTAAACCCACGTATATCAAGATCGGTAACACTTACCGATTTAAGAAAACCTCAGTAACAGATGCGTTAACTAAAGCCGCGCAAGATGTACATGAGCAACCAAACACAGATCAGCTTGAATTTGATTTTAGCGCTGACGAAGATGTGTAAAAAAGCCAGAAGGAGAACAACATGGCAGAGACTTATATTATTGAAAACGTAGAAGCACTATGGCCTAAGATCGACAAGACGTATACGTTCGATCAAAGCGTAAAACGTAGTGTACCTTGTGGGCCAAGAGATCAGGGTGCAGATTTTTCCATTGCATTCCGTATGGGTAGCGCAACGGCAAAAGCGTTGTTTGTGCAAATGAAAGACGCGTATGACGCTAACAAAGAACCTAAGTGGGTAGATAAGTTAGTTAATCCGTTTGTTAAATCAGAGCTTGTAGACTTTCGAACGGCTATTGAAAACAAATACATCAAGACTATGCACCGTTCTTTAAACACAGCATACGTATACATTGAAGGTGAACAGATGGTGCTTGGTTGGATTGGCTATGGAGACTTCCAGTCTACAATAGCTGGCGATAGTAAGTATGTAGTATATGCAAGAAACATAGGTAACATGCGACACGTTGAAGGGTCAGATGAACACTTCATGCGTTCGGCACTACGTTTAGATAAAGCGGTCAAGAATTGTAACGCTAACTTGATACGGTATACGTCTGGAGAAACTGGGTGTGCATTGTCAGAACTACCTAAGCGAAAGTTCTCATTGTTATCCCGTGAGGCTGATGAAGCGTACACGAACGTGCGTCGAAACATTGGGTTGGTAGACAGGACAAATACTGAATTGGATTTGGAGCTTATAACATTAGTAAAAGATGGTTACGTGTTTAGGCAACCAGAGCTTCACGAGAACATCAGTAAGCTATCGCACTTGAAAGAGCAGTACAACAAACACGCAAGAAACAATCAACGCCCTATGGACTTTGTGCGTGTATACAAAAACCCACGCGAAGAGTTATGTGCTGACGTAGTAAGAATAATTAATATAAATGCGTATACATCATGGGGTAGAGATAAACCGACGGAGGATAGGGTATCAGGTAAAGATACGTACCTCGCGGAAACATTGCCCGAGAATATCGCAGGTAAGGTCGCAGTCATGGCTATGTGTGAGAACGGGCAGTTTGTTGAAGACGTTGGCTACAAGGTTGATGACACCATGTTCTACTTCTACCCAGAAGAACCTACCACGTGAGTGTGCTTGGCGGTATTACGTATCACGTACAGATACACAAGTATACTAAACATGTCGATGTGTCATCAATAGGTATAGATAGGGTTGACTCCGACGTTGAGCCTCACTACAATTCTGTAGACGAACTGCCCGAATGGATGCAGGCAAAGCTGTCGGTGCTTGTGATGTTAGACCTACCACCCCCGCTAAATGATGTGGATGGTGTAGGTAGTAGACTAGGTAAGCACACGTACTGGGTGTATAAATAACCTTTCGGGCACCTGCCCGAAACTGGTATCAATGGAGAATGACTATGACCCCCGAAGCAAAAGTTAAGAAGACCGCTGTAAAACATTTAAAAGATATAGGTGCTTACTATTTCTTTCCCGCCACTGGCGGCTACGGCAAGAGCGGTGTACCTGACATCGTAGCGTGCTACCAAGGATTATTCTTTGGGCTTGAATGTAAAGCAGGTAATAATACGCCCACACCATTGCAAGAGAAGAACTTGAAAGAGATCAACGAAGCAGGTGGGTTTGACTTAGTTGTACACGAAGAGAACGTACACCAACTGTCTTCGCTAATGGATAAATGGGTAACAATCTGTACTCTACGTATGGGCACCAAATGTATTTGCAAATGGATAAATGAGTAACAATCTGTAGTAACACCTGACACAACTTCCCAAGCTGTGAGTGGGCGCAATTAGCATAGTTTGCATAAACCTCAGCAGTATGGGCAGGGACACTCCATTTCCGTTTACGGAAACCTTTCAGTTCTTGTGACCATACCGACTAGGCCACGTACGGCTAGTCCTGTACTCTACGTATGGGCATTAAATTATAGGAGAATAACAATGACACTTGGAGAATACGAAGATAACTACCGAATAAAGTGGGAAGAACAGACTAAGCTGGATAAGAAAAATAATTCGGCATTGCGGCTAAGGCAAAAACCATCAAAGCATGCGGGGCAAAGCAAAATAAGCGGCGCACGTGGTGGTAGGGCAGTAAAGGCAAGACCATATGTCCGCATCAGTTAGTTACTGCCCCCATTGTATCCCACAAAACCAAAGGAAATTAGAAGTAATAGATTCACGCGCACATTTTTCTTATGGCTTTCCAACAGTAAGACGTAGGCGTGCGTGTACTAAATGTGATTTCAAAACAACAACAATAGAGTTGCCAATAGAGATAGGTGACGAAGTTTTTAAAGGTGATTAGGAGAACGACATGAACAAATTAAAATCAGAGGTAATATGGGCGTATATAATTGCGCACCCGTTAGCTAGCACAAGCGAAGTAGCGAAGGGTACTAAAACATCTCACAGCTACGTCCATAAGCTTATGGCAAAGACAGGTACGCCCAAAGAAATACTGGAAGCACCAAAGCCACCTAAACGTGGTGACATCTTAGACACTGCCAAAGGTTACGTTACAAAAGATCGCGCATCTGATCACGGTAACATGGAAGACAACTTCAAGATGATAGCAGGACTGTGGACGACTTACCTCAACGTAGATGTAGCCACACATGACGTGGGTGCTATGATGACGTTACTAAAAGTAGCGCGTATTAGATCAAACCCTAAACACCCTGACAACTGGGTGGATGGTGCAGGTTACATGGCATGTGGTGGTGAGCTTGCAGGTAAGCTGTAGCTATGGATTTAATCACACTTGATTTTGAAACGTATTACGACAAGGAATATTCCTTGAGTAAGATAACAACAGAAGCTTATGTCCGCGACCCTCGTTTTGAGACCGTGGGCG